CTCCTTCTTGCATTCCTGCATTGCCTTGGCAAGATCAACTACAAAGTCAATATAATAAACTACTCCAAGAGGATCAGCGGCCTCAAAAGACAAACCACCACAATGAATTACAATCTCCCCAACAGGGGCATCATCATCCTCAAGATACACATTCCAGATTCCATATGTATCCCCCTTTAATACTTCAAGCATTTGGATACTCCATTTCAATCAGCAAATCAATACAATGCTTAGCTTTCCTCAAATCCTCTATACCATTTTTGTTTCTATGCCTACAAACATACTTAATAACATTCCCCTCAATAAAGGGAATTTTATTCTTTGTAATAAATTCAATTGGCTGAATTACAAACTGCTGATAATGATTGCCACCTTCTTGTACATCCAATGCAGACATCAAACACCTCCAGAATTGAACTTAACTTCTTTTTCTTTTACTCCAAGACGATCTTGGAACCAAGCACCACAGTCAGTACATTGATACCGCTGCCGTTGTCGTACTGTATTAGTAAATCCACGCTTCTGGAAATGCACACCTCCACAAGAAGGACAGCAGGAAATATCACTAAACAGATTGTAGTTGGGTGGATTAGGTACCCAAGGAATCAACTTATCATACAACTTCTCAAGAAGGATGGTATCGTTAATGTTATATTCCTTCATAACGGCCCAATCATCTGGACGGTTTTCCATACAACCCTTCCAAAGATCGAATCCTTTATGGTGTGTCTTTGTGCCAATACCCAACTGCTGAGACACAAAATCAAGTTTATTAGAAGCAAACCGGAAGTTTCGCTTGACAACTTGGTAAAGATCTACCTGCTTATATGGCTTAGGGGGAGTCAACCCCAACATCAAGAATTCCTTGTTCAATGTAGGAATGTCAAACTTCTTGCCATTATAATGAACTACCACATCCGCCTCAGAGAGTAGATCGTGGATACGATGCACCATGTCCAGTTCTGTGGATTCATTAAGTCCAGAGAAATAAATAGAACGGTCGCCATACCACTTAGCAGACCAGCATGCTGTACGACCGGGAGTAATGATCTTGTCGTTAGTGATCGTAGTGTTCCAAAGATTGAAGGTATATGCAAGATTCGGAAAGGTTTCAATATCAAGTAGGAGAATCCTCATGAGAGTACAATCTCTTTCTTATCTACTGGCTTAAGATACTCTGGCTTAATAGCTCCCTGTGCAAGCAGTAGATTCAGGCCCTGATTGAAGATAAAGGAAAATTCCTGTTCACTTAGTTCTGCTTCAAACTTAATGGTCTCTCCATCAGGCTTCTGTACTACGGAAGTTACAAACATTCTTCACTCCATTTCTTTATTGTTTCTACGTCAGAGACAGCACACCAAGGAAATCCAAACTTAATGCACCAATCCTTGTGGTCCATCTTTGTACGTGAAATCATCTTATATGGATTAGCAAACACAAAACGAATATCAGCTTCAGGATGTTGTTCTTTAATCAACTGATATTTATGCCGCTCATCATAATCACGTAGATATCCCTTGCATTCTATAAAGATTTTATTTGGCAAAGTAAAATCAATCGTGTACTTATGCTTACTTTCTGGTACTGTATATGCTAGGTGGTCTTTTTCATAAACTTGTTCAATACCCAAACTAGTTAGAATGTCTCCGAAGTCATCTTCGAGTTTGCTACGATGTCCGGATTCCCTCTTTTTTCCATGTTTACGCAAAGTTCGTCCAATGCCTTTCTGAAGTCCGCTTCATTATTGTATGTTTGTAGATACTGCCCATCAAACAACTGCCAAGGCTTACGCCAAAGATGTACAAGATTGTAATTAATAGTGAAACGTTTATCGTCTCCATAAGCCTCCCGGACAATATCAGGATAGTCAGGAGGGCCACCACGTAATAGAATCTTTTCTGCTGTAGCAGGACCACAGCGATTAATAGGACTAATAATGTTGTCAATGCGGTCACCCATCAACATCTGTTTCCAGAAGGTGTGCCACGCATCATCATAGTTTACTTCAATTAAGGTTGCTTTGTCAAGATGGTAATGCTTTCCGGGGAACTGCTGCATGTCTTTGTCGATGGTACATGCAACTGTGTCGTCTGTTTGCAAGCATGCGAGCATGTCGTCTGCTTCACAGAAGTTTGCATACTTGAAATGATCTTTGTAATATTCCTCTGCGAACTTTTGCAGATCATGGAAGCAGGCTGGCTTTTCTCCAGTTCGATTCCCTTTATATTCTTTAAAAAGTTTATACCGGAAGTTCGCATCTTTTCCTTTCGGAGTACACCACAATGTATATTGTTTAGTGTTGACTTTTTCTAGAATATTATCTACGTAGTCAACAAGTAGTTCAATACATTGCGCTAGGTTAAGAGGTTGTGGCTCAGAAAACCCCCTTTCGAGGGCTTCCTGTTTCTTATACTTAGCCACATAGCTGCTTCCTGCAGAACACTTCCACAGGACTACATCCATGTCGATATTGGCGTGCATCAGATATCCAAATATTTAATTGTAATTAGAACAAGACAAGCAGACAAGCAGATACTTAATACTAAAAAAGCAACTGCAACCGAGGTTTCAATCATAATTAGAACTCCACATCTCCATCTTCATCGAGAACTGCATCTGTATTCTTATTTACCTTAGGTGCAGACTTCGCACCAGTATCAATATCAGGATCAAACTTACCAAAGACGATATCCGCAAACTGCTGTACAATAGTTGCAACATCATTGATAGTTGCCTTCTTATTTCCAGTTACCTCAAAATACTTAATTGCATTGGTAAGGGCATTCTGACGTACAATCAATTGCTGCCGCTCAGCATCCCCAGTACGTGCACTAGTCCCAGAAAGAATAGAGTTACCACTACCACTGGAAGTAGTACTGGGAGCACTTCCTCCATTAGTGCCTTCTTCCACTTTGATCCAATTCCAGAAATCATTGATCTTCTCCGCAGTTACTGTGTATTCGTTACCATTAACTTCATGACCGACCAAGAAGCCAAAAGCAGCTTCGCTAGCGCCAAAGGACATCACCTTACGACTACCAGTCTTACCATCCTTCAAGTCCTTATAATCAACTGTTGCAATCTTATAAGAACTCTTTGCTGTCTTACGAGTTTCAATCTGTACATCAAGAATACGAACGGACAACTGCATGCTTGGATTTGACATTAAATTTCCCTATTAGTGTTGTTTACTTTTCCAGTCAGTACGTGCCCACCAACTGTTTCGTTTTACTGCATTCCTGCGAGGACTCACATTAAATTCCTGCAGATGTGGGTATTGCTTTTTGCTCATATATTTCCTTAAAATAACCAAGATGAGTACTAGACTGTAGAAAAATATCAGGTGTTGTTTTAGTTTCCATACTAGTTAGGGAAAGTCCCTTATTCTTGGTAACTACATATAGATTTTTTCCTGCATACCTATATGCAAACCCAATATTACCTCCATTACTAAGGGCAATAATCACGCTTCTTCCTTAAAGTTACCAATAATATTAGACGTAGAAATAAGCTTATTTAGATCACCGTTAATTGTGTTTCCTGTTATGCGAGTACTTTCATGGTTTATAGCCCAGTAGAAACATACAAATTCAAGGGGCTCATAGATCACACACGTTTCCTTTGAAGCAAAGTTACATAAGATCATTTAAATTCCACCAAATCATAATAGTTCATACCATAACAAGATTCCACTCTGAACTCAATGTTGAAATCAATGTTGTAATATTGCTTGAGTAAAGCTGGAATCTTCTTGGCCTCTTCGTCCAGCATATACTTTATATTGTACAGGAACTCCTCAGGAGTGTCAATACAAAGTGAGTCATGCACAGAAGAAAAAAGCTTGGCTTCAGGAAATTCCCGCTTTAACCGCCTAAGGACTGCAATCCTATACAACTTCATAATCTCACTCTCCAAGGATTGGATTGGGAAATTAGCGATCTGTGTCTTAGGCCATACACTCTCCCCTCGCTTCTCCACAGGCTGATAGTACCATTGTGCTCCATGGATTCCTGTGTAGTGTCCTTTATTTAGGATCACTTCCTTCAGTGTAGCTTCTACCCACTCTCCAAAGCCTGAATACTTATCATAGAATCTTTCTATAACTGCTTCCCAATATCTCTGGGTTGAGGATACGTGCATAAACTCAGGATCATTTGCATATGCATAGGCAGACCCCAAGAAAATAGCACGGAAAAGGAACTTCTTAGCAATCAACCTAGAAGGAAGTACAAAGGCTTCCTGATTCATTGTATGTTGATCTATACCTTCATTCCATTCCTGCATTCCTATCTTATCTTGGGATAAATAAATACCTACCAACCAATCTAGTGCCTTTGCATCTACAGAGATAATCATTTATAGCGAGTCTCCACATACTTCTGAAAGGTTGGATGTAAATTCTGAAAGTTGGGTTTATCTGAACTCAATCTCCCTGTAATGGTAATAGTTGAATTGAAATTAGGATGGAGTGTATCATGTTCCCAGCCATACTCTTCAATCATTGCAGGAATCTTGTTGAGGTATGATTGAATCAACTTATCAACCTTACCTACTTCAATGATATTGTCAAGTACTTTCCTACGTTTCTTTGTGCACTTTACTTTTTTTAGGTTGTCTTCAGATGTAGAGTAATATTTAAAGATTGTGTTTCCTTCCTCATCCTTAGCAACCTTATCTACCTCAGAACCCTCTACCGGTGTATATTGCCCTTCATATGCATGTTCATTTACAAACCATTTATATCTGGTCTGCCCGATCTTGGCACCAGACTTATACTCACCAATAGGTAGTTTATACTTTTCGTAAATGACACCACCAAACAAAGCAACGGAAAGCTCATCAGAACTACCAAGGTTAATATCGTAATCAGGACTAATTGCATCCATGATTTCCATGTAAAGCTCAACCCTACGGCCCTTCTGTACTTCAAGCTCATTTAGTACTCCCTTAACATTAACAGGAGCACCATTCTGCTCCATCTCAATTAATGACCAGAGGTCAACACAATCAAGTCTAAAGCAAGTAAACCAACTAGGCCGCACTTTTCGCTGGACATCAAGGACTGCTCCTGTGCAATCCAAGTCACGAACCAGATACTCACCAAGAATGTCCCGAGGGATTGCATCAGTGTCAATTCCATTTTTCCAATATACTTCTTTTACTACATCTAGTTTAGTAGGAATACCATAAGCCTCACAGCAATCGTTAAGTGAGATAAACCGTTTAGCTTGGTACAGTTCACGATACCGATAGATCAAAACATCCCACAACTTATTATTGTTAAACTTAATACCATACCTAATCAACCAGTGAATATCGAACTTGATATTTGCACCAACAATAATATCATGGTCGTCAATGATCTTCTGTATACGTTCAACCACATTAGATTCATCCTCCCAGATAAGCACAGTTCCAATACTGTCCGATTTAAATCCAAAGACAACTGCTCTGTTGTACTTACTGAATGGATTCCCCTTCATATGTGTTGTTGTTTCACAGTCGAAGATCAACCATTTCAAAATAATTCCCTCATATTCTTCAGGAGGAATTCTTCAAATCGCATTGAAGGAAAGATCACACAGTATGAAGAATTCAAGATTCTCCTATCCACTCCATTAAATTTAAGGTATGGGCCAGAACGAAGTGCAAGGTACCGATAACTATATGGCTTTTTATTTAACCTTTTTTCTAGATACCTCCATTTCACGGGTCTTCGCATTTACTTCTCCTCAGTTTGAGACAAGTACATATCCACTAACTGCTTATAGGCGATTTCCGTATTATATCGTCCCTTCTGTTTAATGAGATTATCTACAGTACTTTGTAGTTCATTGAGCTGCTTTTTCAGTTCAGCAATCTCACTATATGGAACTAGTCCATGTGCTTTTGCAGGTGCTTGTTTGCGTCTAATCTCTTCACACATTTTATCTTCATCATCAAACATCACAAATCTCCAAATAAACTAGGCCAATGTCTAGCAAAGCATTCCTTCAATGGAATCATCAATTCCTGCATTTGTGGATGCGCAGCTTTAGCAGATCGCATACTAATCACATGCCGCCATTCACGAGGATTAGCCGTCATCACAATCTCAGTCTTCAATGAGTTAGGCAAGACTGCCCTTGCTTCCTGTGCAGTAGCACCAGATCGAATAAGGAACTGGTAGTTGGACTTTGCCTGTTCCATAGCAAGATTCCAAGTACTATATCCTACACTAGATTCTTCCCAGTAACAAGGTTTAATTACTGTAAGTTCACCATCAAACTTCCCATCTGTGTAGTTGCAGTAGCGAGTAGATTCCTGACTATAACTGGCCACACGATGTCGTACAAGCTCATGTGAAACTCCACGATCACAGATAAACTTCACTGTAATACTACCGTGCTCCAATACAGACTCATGATTAAGACTACGAATCTTTGACACAAACTTATGCGCAGATCCTTGACAAATCTTATCTTCTGATTTATAGCAGACCCTTCCTGCTAGTTCAATAACCTCTTCAAGGTTAGGAGTAAATGCAATAATTTCAAATGAAGGTGAAATGATTTTCATATATCAGAATTCCACAGTAGGTGTAACAACATTTGTTGTAGGATCTGTTCCAAACAAAAAAGGCAAGTCAGTCACAGCAAGACAGTGGTCTTCTTTATAAATCTTTTTTGTCTTCTGGTCAGTGAATTCCTTTTCCATTTTATCTAGATCATACTGACATACGAATTCCCAATCAGGAAAATATCCTTGAATCTTGCGGATATATGTAATGTCCTTAATGCACTCTGGTTTATGCAGAACAGTAATATGTTTGCTATTAAATGCGTGTTGGCATTCTTTTGACACACCCATAAGCAACTCATCATTGTAGTATGTTGCCCATACCCTTGAGATGTCAATGGGGAAACTTTCTACTGCTCTTTCTGGGCTTAGCATTTCCTTAAGGACAATCACTTGAATTGGCATCTCCTCAAAGACACCCTCAAGGACATAGTTGATAACTCTTGTAGGATATTTTTCTGGATTACCTACAGCACCAACCAAATAAAAATCACAAAGTCCTGCACTGGACAATAGACTACACATATCCTCGTATGAAAAGTCTGCCTTTGGTTTTACATAGAAGTCAATGTCTTTTGCAGGGCGGTCTAGTAGCCAGTTGCGAATAGCGCCACCAACAATATAAGAATGTTTAATGCAGTCTTTGATTCGTCGGAGAGCTTCTGTTGCAACTACTTTCTGCTCTTCAATATCCACTTTCTTTTCCTTTCATGAACTCTTGAAGTTCTTCCAATGAAATTACTTTATACTTACCACCATAAAGTAACCCAAAGGTTTCTCCACGAGAGATGATGTATCCCTCTAGTGTGAAGTTATGGTAGTTTTTAAGTATACATAACTTAGTTATAGTTGATGTAGTTACTGTCATCAATTTTCCTCAATAGAAAAGAAGCCAAGACTAGACACACCAACACTTCGCATAATGGCCTCTGGAACAGAGCTATATGTTTTATATTCTTCACTAATAGTATCAATTCTATATCCAGCTTCTTCATGTACCATACGTGGCCAACGAATGCACGAAGTTCCTTCAAATAAAGTCATTCAATCCTCCACAACTGCAAATGTACCATGATATTGATATTCAGGATGAAAGTAAGCCTCCCAACCGGGGAGACTATCATAGTGTACCTCATCAGGATCAACTAAACCCCAGTGACTAGCCCAGTAACAGGCTCCTTCCATTCCTGCATAGATTGCACTCATAGTATAGAATAACTTCATTTTTAGTCCTCTACTTCCTGAAAGTGACCTGCAACATCATGACTATGGCTATGTTCCACTGAAATAATAAATTTACTCCATTCCAGAGAAAATAATGGAGCTTGCCAACCCAAATTAGATCCATCTTGAAACTTTCCATCAAGTTCCCTCTTCAAGTACGCCGAACTTTCTCTGGATCTTGTATAAAAGTACAATAAGTTTTTCATCCTATATCCTCAAATCTAGCTGTTTCTGGTCGAATAAGCACATCAAACCGATCATGTCGAAGTCCTTCTTCTGTATCCGGATCACCAATCAACTTGTTCTTTGAGATTGCAATGTGTCGCATGTAATCATCACCAGTTGAACCAATGCCAAGGATGAACTGTGCTGGTTTCTGCTTCTCCGTCTTGGCGTTGGTTACATGCCCCATGTTGAGCCACTTGATACCCTCTGCAGAACCATCTGCCCATGTTGTACCAATGAAAGGGCAGTATTGTTTGGATAAATCCTGTGCCCATTTGAAGATTGTACCTAGGCGCAGGTCTTCTCGATCCGCTTTAAAGCCCTCTATAGCGTCTAGGGCATCACAAATGATCAAGCCGGGCTGGTAGTACTCAATGATAGATTCAATCTCTCTACGGTCCTTTAAAGAGCCCTCATTGATGCAGAACAGTCCTTTTGTCTCTTCACGAAAGCGTTCACTATATTCCCTAAGGTTCGCAATCAACTGCTGACGTGTCACACCAAACCAAGATTGGATGAAGCGTACCTTAACTTTACGCGACTCTTCTTCGTTGTTGATGTATAGCAGTGGTTTATTTGCTTCTACCAACTGCTTAAGCATGAAGGAACCTTCTGAACACAACCACGTAGTTTTGCCAACCTCTGGACGTGCAAAGATGAAACCGAAGTCTCCCATACGTAATGACCCAAGGGATTGGTTTAGAGCCTTCAGGCGCCATCGTAAGCCTGGTGTTAGTACTTCCTGTGTTACGAGAGCTTCAAGGTCTTCCTGAACCATCCTAGTGCGTTCGACAGATGTACGGACAATCGTACAAGAATCAATAGTGCTGTGTAGTTCGTCTGATGTGATTCTTCCTTCACTGAAGTTAAGATAAGCTTCAGCAAGCTTGAAAGAATTCGATCGTTCTCGGAGGTTGTTAAGTAGCAGTTCTGCAGCGTCTGCAGCAATGTTGCTACCTCCTGCCTTGTCAATGAGTGTTTGGATGAGTTCATAGGTATCCCGATCCTTCTTGGTGATGTTGGGTAGCTGTCCGAGTACAAAGGCACTATACTCATCGAAGGTAAGGTCTCGTTCTAAACTACCAAAGAGTTGGTCTAGGTAGTCATACAACAGATCAACTGTAGGGTTCGTTCCCTTAGGTACGAAACCTCTATACTTTACATAGTTGTCTTTGCTCAGTAAGAATTTAAGAAGTTCTAACATTATTCTCCTATACTAAATATACTATATTATTTATTATCTATTAATATAGTATATTTATTAATAATATACTATATATAGTATATATATTATATATAGTATTAATATATAATATATTTAGGGTAACACAAAAGCTTCAGTCTGTCAAGAGCACTTTGCCTACTGACCGTAGGGTATATGGCAGAAGCCCATCCCGCTGTATCAGACCCACTTCATGCCCTCGATTCCCTCCTAAAACAAAATACTGTAGTCCACCTTCACCAAATATAGCACCAGAAGGTATATTTTTACCCCAAGGGGCTATGCAGATATCTAAGGTGTTCATGTCAATCCTCCTCCTCAATAAAGGTTCCTAGTTGGGTTTTGCCATACTAGACGTATTTATGTTTGCTACTTACATACTCCGGGTCATTAAGGGGATGATCGTTGTATTGCCAATTCTCAAGGTCACTTGTAGCCCCCACCACGTCGGTCGCCGGCCATGTGTGTATTGTTGCCATTAGTCTTCCTCTTTAAAGGAACCACAAGGATAAGATAACCTATAGGAATAGCTCCAGTGAAGAATCTTGTGATCATAACTACAATAATATGAGTACATATAACGAGTCTTATTTGTTTGGATAAAAACACTACGCCCATTCGTCCCCATTGCAAGTTCAATAGGTATCATTTAGTCCTCCACAAGTTCAAAAGAACCAATTGCCTGTCGCTCATGTTCGTTGCCGATTAAATAGAACCCTTCAGTGGTTGCTAGTCTGTGTGCGTAAGGCCCAGTTGCTCCATAGTAATAATTGAAGGAGTATATGTAAAAAACATCACCATCTCTTTTTAGATATGTCTTCATTACTAATCTTCTACTTTAAACTCACCAACCGATACTGTACTGTACTGTACCATTTAGGGTCCTTTCTGCTCTTTTCAATTAGGTAATACTTGGGGTGTATGCTGTACCAGCACTTTTCTATTTTAATAGTAATCCCCCACCTCGCCGAAGTTGGCCATACATATAATTCAAGATTCATTTTAGAATTCCTTTAATGTCTTTGTATTCCTTTGGGTCTTTATCTGTTACAATAAAGCTTGACTTTATGCCAACTTCACCAATCTGCCCTGCCATCTGCACGGCTTCTTTGTATTTGTCCCTATCAAGCCAAAACACAACTTCACTATATTGATTCTTTAAAATCCCAGTGAGTTGTGCATTAGTAATGTGTGATCCAAACAAAGGAGCAACACCATAGCCAGCTTCATGGACATTATAAGCAGAAATAATATCTTCTACAAGCACCAATTTATTACTATTATATTTAAGCGGCCACAGAAAGCTGTGAATATCTCCTTGAGTTTTCCACTTAGGCTTTGCTGTAAATGACCGACCTTGCCATGCAAGTAGTCTGTTGTGTGTAATGATAGGAAATACTAATCGTTTGTTATACTCAGACCAACCAATACGATACTTGAACATCCGCTGTCTATTGAATCCATACTGACTGATCCAATCCAGAGCCTCCTTGGGATGGTATTGTGGATCATAATCACTAGGAAGTCCAATAGATTTTTCTGATTCAACTGGACTATTCTTAGCAGCAATCCTGTTCTGTATAGTAGTTGGAAAGTACCTACGACAACCAAAGCAAAAAGCAGAACCAGAATCATATCGTGCTAGGTTATCTCTAGAGCCGCAGATAGGACAAGGCTCATGTCCGATGAATTCACTCAATCAGTCCTCCTCCATAATCAAACTACCAATTGCACCTGTAGAGTAACTATAACTAGTCTTAATTATAGCCTTCTCACTTACAAAGCTTATGTCAGTGGCGTAGTGGTAGTACATTTCTTTTGTAAATAAAAAGAAATAATCTCCTCCCAGACCTTCTTGTTTTCTCAGATATGTTTTCATCTCTAGTCCTCAACAGTATGCACAAGTCCAACTAGATACTTTTCCTGTGTTGTTTTACACTCTTCTACTGCGGCACTACTATATGCCATCTCTTTGCGGTAACGCATGCGCTCATTATGCGTTTCTATTGCATAGAACGTAGTGGGTGTAAATAGAAAGAGACGGGAAGGGCATACATAAATTCCAATCATTCCGTGCTCCTAGTTTGTGTTCGTGGTTTATACATTACTGTATTAATCAACTCTACATCATCTGTATTATATGGGCAGTATATTGCCCACCGAAGATAACCAGCACGACATTGATTACAAATATCCTCATACTCACCTGTGTCTGGATTCTTACGTGTAGATTCATAATCAGACAACTCTCTGTTGCAGGCACGACACCTCATACATCCTCCCCATAAGCATCATTCCACCAATCTTCAAACATCAGCCGGACTTTGTTATTCTTGTACCGCATAACACCAAGCATGCCTGCTCCATTGTGGTATGTAGTCCTATTCTTCATACTCTCAACTTCATCCATACCAGTACCACCTGTGTGCCTTGCAATAGTATCTTTGCAGTCCACAAAGAAGTTAAAGATATGTGCATATTCAGTACGACATAGTTTTATAAGGTTTTTGGCATAGTCCTGCTCATTTGAATACTTAGTCCAAGTAGAAATATCAAACACATCATTATACTGCTCAACAACACGAATAATGTGAGAGATGTAAGACATCAGAAATGTTGACATGTATTCAAGATTCTGAAGTGGAATGATCAGAACATTACCTTCAATAACTTCACTAAAATAAACATCAGGGAATAGTTCCTGAATCTTCTTTAGCTTTCGTTTAGGGAAGAAATGTGCCAACAGTATTGGAGGATTTGCATGATCAAATACAGGAACAGCAGTGATTGGAAATGAATAGATCCTTTCTGAAAACGCAGGCTGATACTGCTTGCGTACCACTTCATTCAAGAAATCACGACACTTAATGGGAGAAAACAACTGCTTTAGGCAGTTGTCTTCAACCACAGCCATAGAAAACTTGACATTAGATTGCTGTCCAATCTCATCATAACCAGAGACAGGCGCAAGCTTTAGCTCCATCTGGCTGTAGTCCATTTACGCAACCTTTCCTGCAAGGAATTCGTTAAGCTCGTTTGCAACTTCCGGGTACAGGTTGAACACCTCTGACTGGGTATGGAATACACCCAGTTCCCGTTCTGCAGTAGAACGCCATCCCTTATCATAGCAGAATGCGACGGCCCGAAGCAACAGTTCAACAGAGATGGTATCTGTAATCTGATAAGCAGGTACATTCATCTTGATACAACGTTCAAGCCAAGCACTACAAGGATTAATTTCTACAATAGCACCAGCAACCACAGACTTCTCACCAGACTCCAGATAAGAAACTACAGCATTTGCATACTGAATTGCAGTTGCTCCTTCGATTCCCGGACGACTATTAACTTCCAGTACATAGTATTTGTTATCTCGCTTATTATAAATAACATCAACTGCACCATATAGATACTTAGTTGCACGAACGGCTTGCTTTGCTACACTTTCCAACTGTGGTTGGTCAGGAATATCAAGATCATTGTGACTGAACACCCAACCATACTGATGATTACGAATCTGATAGTTAACAGTTCCTGCCTCAACTGCAGCAGCTTGTGCTTTCTTCTTTTGAATGAAGATAATATCATTCTTGAAGATATGAACACGAAACTCTGCAAACTTCCGGATATACTTAGTATAAAGTGGAGCTTCAACAACAGCATCTGGAGTTTCTGCCAGTACAATGCCCTCTCCAGAGTGTGCATTGGTAAGAGTTCGGCACACAACAGTACTACCATCAGCTGCCCAAGACAATGCCTCTGCCTTATTGATAGTGTTGGGAACAGTACTAACTCCAGCCTGCTGGAAAGCAACAAACTGGCTGATCTTTCCAATGGCTTTTTGATCCATGTCAAAGATCTTACGCTTAGTCTTTCCATTCTTAGAGGATCGGATTACATCATGGCCCAGCTCTTCAAGGGCACTCTTGAGTGCAGTTGCAAAGATAGATCCAATCTTCTGGGTACGGATAACAATATTCATGGTGGTGGTTTCCTTAGTTAATAGATGCGTCAATACAATTGCCACAAATCACGGTGTCAATGTGGCTGTTGGTACGATGGGTGACTGCATACTGCAAATCAAAATAAGACAACAAACCGTTACAATAAGAACAACGCCTGTCTTGATCAGAACGTTGCATCCATTCCTCCTTTGTAACGGAGTTGCCATCCAAGTCATTAACTTCATCTTCACAATCTCCAAGAAGTAAATAAGACTTGAAGTCTACCATAAAATGCAATTTACCCGGCTCAGAAATATAATCATCTTTGCACTGAGTATATGCAAGGTATGGCTTTGCCTCAATAAAATCCCCTTCTTTGAAATCAACCTGCTTTCTTGTGAGTGTGCAAGTAATATACTCAGTGTTATCAGGAAGAAATCCACGACCCCAAATTCTCTGTGTATTATGCTTCGTACTTGCATCTTCGATCTTCTCAATCTCAAACCAAACTTTACTTGGTGGATTGGTAAGCTCACTTTCATTACGAAATCCAGTAGGCTTCTTTCCAGTGACAGGCTTTTCTTCTTTCTTGGAGTGGGTCAGTTGTTTAATATTCCCAGTATTTCCCTGCGTAACCTTGGGATGACCCTGCATAAAAGACTTTGTTGCTTCCTTGAATGGCTTGAAATCCAAATCAGTCCACTTCCCCTTAAAATCATAAGGAATTTCTAGTACTGTATTCTTTGGGAAAGCATAGAAACAACTACCATCCTTATCCTTTATGAGGTCTTCCTTGTTACGATCAATAGCAGCAGAAAGCATACCATACTCAGATGCTCCATACAAATCACCAGACTTGCTGGTTGCTGTATAGAAAGGCCGCTCTCCATTGGATGCGATACACAGTACCTTACGAATCAAGTCATACCAGATCAACACAAAAGCACCATGAATCTCTGGCAATACCTCTTCCCAAGGCCGTTCACTAAGTGCATGACAAATCGCCTCAGAATCAACAGTAAATGTTTTAGTTGCTATTCCATGATGACTTGGTAATGTGCCATTGTGCACCAAGATAATACTACCATGATGATATGGGTGCGCTGTTTCGTCTTTGACTGTTCCACGAGTAGCTGCACGACAATGCCCAATAACTGCACGACAATCATAAAACAAATGACTTTCCAGCTTCTCGTAATCCTTAGTCTGCAAGAACAATGGACTTGGATATGCTTCCTTAACAAGCATAACTTCGTCACCTTTATTCTTGTCGTAAGTGAATACTCCTGTGCTATCCATTCCTCGCAAAGAAGTCATAAACAGTGTGTCTTCAAAGACTTTCTGGTTCTTTGTTGACATTCCACCAACAGCCGTGGAGAAGGTGAGTACAATACCACACATAAATTAGTCCTCTGGGTTTTCTACTGGTGTGTCCAGTGATGTCTTACTAAGATGTTGGAAGAGACAAGAAATATTGTGTTGCTGGAACTTTGCATGACTGGACAACCAAGAAGCCATATCATCACCACAAAACACATTACTATCTGTGTACACAATCTGCTTCACTTTTGCAATGGTATGGTTAATTTCATGTCGATCAGCATAGCTCTTAACACTACTCCAAACATCAGCAAACACATCTTCACCAAAGTTAAAGATCATACTTGAGGTTGTAAGCGCCGACACCCGAGAAAGCAGGTCTGTAAATGTAATTGGATTACGTGCATATGTCCAGATACTATCAATCACCTGAAGCCAACGCTGCAACTTCTGCATATCATTAGTAGTTTCCAGATGACGAAACTCAACAGTACCAAAAGACCGTTCAGTTAACGGAACAACATTCAATGCACTATACTTTTGTACTGCCGGTCCCTTGTTTGTGGCAAACCAGTTGAGCATGTCCCAAATACCATCAGAAGCAGTCACTGGAACACAAAAGATGTTGTTGTGTCTTGATGGGTCGGTCATCCTAAA